AACACAATTTCAAGTCCCTACCCCTCCTAATCCTGATCCATATGTACCTAATACAACTGCTAGGGATATGATCACCTTAGCGTTTAAAGAAGCAGGTATATTAGGTGTAGGTCAATCTTTATTAGCTGAAGATGTTAATGATGGATTTACATTACTTCAGCGAATGACTTCATTATGGCAGAAACAACGATGGTTAGTTCCTGCATTAATTGATATAGCTACAATAGGTAATGGACAAAAATCAAATACAATTGGTCCTGGTGGCTATTGGAATGTACCTAGACCAAATGATATTAAAGGCGGTTATGTAATTCAATTAGGTACAGGAATTACTACACCTGTTAGTCTACCATTAGAAAAAATATTTAGCTATGAAGATTATATACAAATATCAGTGAAAAATTTACAAACATTACCTGATCATTTCTTTTATGATGGTGCATTTGTTGGTGGATTAGGAAATGTATTTATTTGGCCAGTTCCTAATTCACAATATGAGTGTCATTTATTAGTTGAAGCACAATTAGGTTTCCCAAGTCCATTAGGATTAGATAGTTTATTTAGTTTACCTCCTGAATATCAAGAGGCAATACACTATAATTTAGCATGGCGTATAGGTGCTATGTATCAGTTCCCAATTAATCCTGATACAAAATCATTAGCTAAAAATGCTTTAAATGTTATTCGTGTTGCTAATACACAAGTACCAAGATTAACTATGCCTACTGGTCTTAAAACTGGTAAAGCATTTAACATATTTAACGCTGATGGATATTGATGGCACGAATACCTTTAAATGGTCGCGCATATCAAGAGCGTAGCTTAATAGCTAATTCGCTTAAAACCGTCAATATGTATGCTGAAAGTAATAAAGATGATCCTGAAGCACCTGTACCATTTACATATTATCAAACACCTGGATTAGATTTAGTTTCTACACCAAATAATCCAGGAAAGGCTAGATGTACATATAGAACTTCTATCGGAACTGCTTATGTTGTAATTGAAAATACAGTTTATTTTCTTGCAACAAATAATGCACTTGTATTTGTGGGCAGCATTCCAGATAGAATTTCACAAGTTTATATGGCCGATAATGGCTTAGTTGCTGTACTTGTTGATGGTGTAAATGGATGGGTTATAGATTTAAGTACAAATGAATTTGCACAAATAATTGATCCTAGTTTTTATGGTGCAGATTTTGTTGTTTATTTAGATACATTTTTTGTCTTTAATAGACCTGCTACTGATCAATTTTATATTAGTTTATCACAAGTAGACTTCGGTTTGCTTTCTGGAACTGCTATAGGTTCTGGAACAATTACTAATGCTGGTTCTCTTTATACTGATAGTTTATATTTAAGTGTTCCTTTAACAGGTGGTTCTGGTACTGGAGCAACAGCAAATATAACTATAGCTGGTGCTGTTGTTACTGATGTTGTTATTACTACTCCTGGTAAAAATTATTTAGTTGGTGATACCTTATCTGCTGATACTGCTAATATAGGTGGTACTGGTAGTGGATTTATTTATACAATAGATACATTTGCATTAGCATTTGATCCATTAGATATTGCAGCTAAAAGTGGTTCTGCTGATCCGATTGTTGCAATATTAACGTATCAAAAACAACTTTGGTTAATTGGTGCTCTTACTACTGAAATTTGGATAGGTACAGGTGCAGCAGATTTTTATTTTCAATTAGTTCAGGGTGCTTACATTGATCATGGTTGTATAGCTCCATATACAGCAGCCAATACAGATATTGTTGGCTTTTGGTTGATGCAAGATAGAGTAGGTAAGAATATAATTGTTAAAACTGAAGGTTATGGTGTTGTTGAAATATCTACACCGTTTTTAGTTAAAGAATTTGATAGCTATATTACTACATCAGATGCAATAGGTTTTTGTTGGCAACAAGAGGATCATGCGTTTTACGTTTTAATATTTCAAAGTGCTAATAAGACTTGGTTATATGAATTAAAAACGCAACAGTGGAATGAATGGTCGTGGTTGAATACTGATGATGGTTCTTATAATCGTCATCGTGCTAATTGTGGAATGTACTTCAATGGTAAAAATTTAATTGGGGATTGGGAAACTGGCAAAATTTATGCTTTAAATAGTGAAACCTATACCGATGCGGGAAACCCGATTGTAAGAATAAAAACCTTTTTGCATATGGTTGATAATATGGACAGGGTAGGCTACCCTACCTTTGACGCGGATATAGAGCCTGCAACGCAAGCCGCAGATATTGATACAGAGCCTTTAATCTTTTTAAGCTGGTCGGACGATAGGGGAGTGACTTTTGGCAACCCTGTTGCGCAGTCCATGGGCAAAGGTGGTCAAACCCTGACAACGATTAGTTGGAATAGATTAGGAATGGCTCGCGATAGAGTATTTAAGCTACAAACTTCTGTACCTATTAAATTTGTTTTAAATGGTGGATTTGCAAACGTAGTTAAAGCTAGAAGTTAATGCAACCTTTTCCAAATAGTTTAGCACCATTAATTAATAAGATTACTGGAGTAATATTGCAACCTTGGATACAATATTTACAACAATTTACACAAGCACCACCTAATATTGGTGCTCTTAATGTGGGCACAAGTCCGTTTAGCTATACTGCTAAAGAACCTGGATATGTAATTATTACTGCTGGTACAATATCAGCAATACATTTAATTAGAGGTAATGTTGATATTACTTTAACTGGTCAAAAAATTATACCTGTATCTATTAATGATATTGTAGCTATAACTTATTCTGTTAAACCTACTGTGCAATTTGTTCCTATATATGGAGCAGCAGCAGCATGAATGGTGATGGAATACAATTACCAATACCCACATTAGGGGAAAGTTTTTATTTAAATGTTTTAACACGTCAAGATGTACATAAATTTGAAGCATTAGCTAAGCAAGCACCACAAATAGAATTAGAAGTTAAACATTGGTTTTCTGATGGTTTGTATGCAAGAGAATTATTTATACCTAAAGGAATTATATTAACTGGTAAAATTCATAAGTATTGTAATTTATTTATATTATCTAAAGGGGATATGTCTATTTTAATTGATGGAATAATGACTAGAATACAAGCATCATTTACTATTGTTGCACCTCCAGGAACTAAGCGAATTATTTATGCTCATGAAGATTGTGTTTGTACTACAATGCATGTAACTAATGAAATAGATTTAGAAAAAATTGAAGAACATTTTATAGCTGAAAATGAACAACAATATCTTGAATTTGTAAAACAAAATGAGGAAATAGAACAGTTAAGATTACCTTTGGATTAAATTATTATGACATGGGTAGCTACTGCTATTATAGGTTCTGCTGCTATTGGTGGTGCTGTAAGTGCTTATTCAGCTAATAAAGCTGCTGATGCTCAAACACAAGCAGCTAATACAGCAGCTAATACGTCTTTACAGATGTATCGGCAAACTCGGGAAGATTTATCACCTTATAGAGATATTGGCAATACAGCATCGGCAGATTTAACTAAGAGATTGCCATTCCTTACTTCACCTATAGTAATGGATCAAGCTAATTTAGAAAAAACTCCAGGTTATCAATTTAATTTAACACAGGGTCTTAAATCTGTTCAAAATTCTGCTGCGGCTAGAGGATTAGGTGTTTCGGGTGCAGCGTTAAAAGGTGCATCTACATTTGCTACTGGATTATCTGATAGTACATATCAAAATCAATTTAATAATGAAAATACAAATAGAACGAATGCCTACAATAGACTTAAAGGATTAGTAGATACTGGTGAAACTGCGGCTGCTGGTGGTGGTGTAATTGGACAAGGTGCAGCTAATACAGCAGCAGGAGCACAAATAGGTGCAGGTAATGCACAAGCTGCTGGTGCTAATGCTATTGGTTCTGCTGCAACTAATGTAGCTAATAGTATCGGCGGATATGCTGCATATAAAGGTTTATATGGTAGTAATCCTGGTAGACCTGCTGAAGATGTGAGCTATTAAAATGGCTGAAGTTGATGTT